AACAATGACCCAACAGCAGGAAGTTTAGGTAGAGTAGATGTGCCTTACAATTATGGGTTTTTAGGAGACCTAGCATAATGGCTAGTATATTAAGAGTAAACACATTAACAGATGCAAGTAGCAATAATAGCGTAGGCATGTCTTATGTTGCCAACGGTAGTTCAAAGTTTTGGTCACGATTTAATCCAGCTACTAATGCTGTTTTTGACAGTTTTAATCAGTCTTCTAGAACAGACTTGGGTAATGGACACTCTCGTTCTACTTTTACTAGTTCAATGTCTAATGATGATTTTGCGACTGTGTGCCAAACTAGTAACTCAGATGCTCCAGTTGATGATAGCACTGGAGCATACACCAGTTCAACGCATAACGAGGCAACAACTCATGTCGAATTTGCTTACGGTTTTTCAGGAAATAACAGTGGAATTGAGTGGTATTATTTTGACTACAATAACATTAAAGGTATTCTTCAAGGAGACCTCGCATGACCAAAGCAGCAGAATTAGCAAAGATGGGTGAAGTCCTAACCAATAGTCAGATTGGTGGGCGAAGGAATATTATAATCAATGGTGCAATGCAGATAGCACAAAGAGGCACCACTTCTGGCTTAACTTCTGCTAATGATTATTATGGACCAGATAGGTTTAGATTTCAAGTTAATGACTTAGGAACATGGGAAGTCTCTCAGTCTACAGAATCACCAGAAGAAGAAGGATTTAATAATAGTTTAAAATTAAACTGCACTACCGCTGATACTTCTGTTGCAGCAGGTTCTTATCTTATATTACAACAAAGAATTGAAGGATTTAATGCACAACAATTAAAATTTGGAACATCTAGTGCAGAATCAATGACCTTTTCTTTTTGGATAAAATCAGTAAAAACTGGACTTGTCAGTATAGAATTCCAACATCAAAATACTAGTGGAACTTATTATAAAAAAGGAGCAACATTTACCATTAATACCACTAATACTTGGGAAAAGAAAATAATTACAGTTACAGGTAATACTGCACAAGATATTAAAGATGGTGCAGTTGATGGTTTATACATAACTTTTTGGTTTACAGCAGGCTCTACTTATACTGGTGGAACACACAACATTACAACATGGGCATCGACTCCAACTAATAGTCGTGTTTCTAGTTCTGGGGTAAATTTTGCAGATAGTACCAGTAATGAGATTTATCTCACTGGTTTGCAATTAGAAGTAGGCGAAGTAGCCACACCATTTGAGCATTTAAGTGTAGGTGAAACAGAAAGACTTTGTCATAGGTACTTTCAAAAATTAGGTGGTGTGTCATATCATCCGTTTGCTATAGTAGCTGGTCAAAACACTACACTTTCAAGGTCTGTACAACATTTACTTACACCTATGAGAGCTATACCAACTTTTGCAACAGAGGGTTCTCACCTTGTAGAAGGAACGTCTGCTCAAAATGTAACTAGTTTTTCAATTGACATAGCAACAAAAGAAGTAATGATGCTGAATATAAATTCATCAACTACTCATGGTGAAGATGGATCTGCTGGTAGATGGTTTGGTGATTCAGGAACTTCTGCCAGAATAAGTTTTGATGCGGAGCTTTAAATGAATATTAAAAATGCAAAATACATAAATGGTACAGCTAAATCTATAAAAGCAGAAATTGATGGTATAGAAATGCATATACCACTAGATCCTAACAATAGGCACTATGCAGAAATACTAAAACAGGTTGAATTAGGTACACTTACAATAGAGGATGCCGATTAATGTTGGGTCACGCTGCCATAGCAGAAACTGCTCTTGCTGATGTAGGTGGCGTATTACAAGTAGCCGTAGCAGAGATGAGTGGTATCTCATCTGCAAGTTCTGTAGGTGTAGGAACGCTTGTTGGTGTTGCATCTATGAGTTCAGCCTTCAGTCAAGACACTGAAGTTAGTACAAAAGTAAGTGGTGTTATAGATCTTAGTTCTGTTTTTCTCATCACCGCAGAAGATGTAAAAATTGTAAACTTTACAGATGCAACTTTAAGTACGGAGTTTACACAAACTAGCGATGGTATTACTATAGCATCAGGTGTTGTAACAAAAGATTTAAATTTTACAAAAACAGCGTCTGGAGATATACTGTTTGTAGAAATAAATGCAGGTGCAACGCCAGAAACATATACCACTATTACACCAAGTGGCACGGAGACATGGACAGAGATAACACCAACTGGCACAGAAACATATACAGAAATAGAAGTGTGAGGCAATAATGGCAAGTACATATACATCAAATACTGGAATAGAAAAAATAGGTGCTGGTGAACAAGCTGGTACTTGGGGAAATACCACCAATAACAACCTTGATATAGTGGATAGAACTTTAAATGGTGTTGTAACTTTAACAATCACTGGCAATAAAACACTAACCACAAGTGATGGCACTTTATCAGAAGGACATTATAAAATTTTAGTTTTATCTGGTTCTCCGTCTGGTGCATTTGATTTGACCATAGATCCTAACGATCAACAAAAATGGTTTTTTATAAAGAACTCAACTAATCAAACAGCCACAGTAAAACAAGGCGGTGGATCAGGAACCACGGTAGCTTTAGCCACTAACACTTCTGGTATAATCTTTGCTGACGGCACTGGTGCAAATGCAAATGTGGCATCAGTTCCAACAGATTTAGTAGGAGACACAAGTCCACAACTTGGAGGTGACTTGGACACCAATGGCAACGCAATCTTATTTGGATCTAGTAAATGGGCAATATCATTAGATACTGGTGATAATGAATTATTGTTTAAGTATAATGGCACAACTGTATTTAAGTTAGGATCTAACGGTGCAGTAACATCAGCAAATAATATAACAGCGTTTGGAACAAGTTTATAATGGCAGCATTACAAGCATCTGGAGCCATATCACTTCAAGATATTGAAGAACAATACAATCCCGGAACGAACTTACCAAGTCGAGGATTGAGCGAGTTCTATCTTGGTGGTTCATTGGTTCGTGCTAATGCTGGTAATAATTCTGCTACAAATATGTCGGCTGGTGTGCCTACCTCTGGAACAATTTCATTTAATGATTTCTATAGTAAAGAAAGAGCTTTTAAAAAGACATTTAGTGATGGCGATACAAATCAAAGTGCAGATACTATTTTTGGTGATGACTTTGAAGTAAATTATCCAAAACAACTTGTAGTAGGTTCAGGAGATACTGTTGGGTCAACTAGTACATCTAACGCTGCTTTAACAATAGAAAGCAATGGTGTTGGTTCTATAACTGTTACAAACGAGGGTAGTATCGAGGGTGCAGGTGGAGCAGCAGGAGCAGCAGGTGGTAATGCACTTGAGATTGCTGGAAGTGTTGCCGTAACTTTAGTTAACAATGGTACAATCAAAGCTGGTGGTGGCGGTGGTGGTGCTGGAGGCACTGGTGGTAAAGGCGTTTACACTGCTAATGCTACATTTTCTAACTTAGTTGATGAAGGTGGTGGTGGAACTTCTACACCACAAAGTAATTCTCCAAGCTGGTTTACCACTTATGGTAGTTCTGGAAATGATTTAGATGGTAGAGGTGTTGTTGCAGATAGACAGTGGGGTGGTATTGGAGGGCAATTTAGCCGTGGAATAAATCCATCTCAGTTTGATATAAACTCTCTTGGTGGAGCAGGAACAGGTCTTTCTGGTAACTGTGCCAATAGAGGTCCTATTTACTTTTCTGCACAGACTAATACAACTGGCGTATACACTGTATCTGCTTCTATTAGTTCTTTATATGGAAGTGGTTACGGAACACCAACGATTTCTGTAAGTACAAGTACATCAAGTTCTGGTACTTTAGTTTCTAATAGTGGAACAGCAGGTATTACTGCATCAACAACCACATATTTTACTGTTTTTGGAACAACTGCACACCAAGGAACAACAGCACCAAACTTCTATTATAATTCGTTGAGCGGTTCTGTCTCTGGTACTTGTTTAGCCACACAAGCTGGTGGCTCTGGTGGTGCTGGTGGTGCTGGTCAAGGATATAATCAGTCTGCTGCATCTGGTTCAAGTGGTGGCTCTGGTTCTAACAACTCTGGTGCTGGAGGCACTGGAGGCACTGGTGGAGCATTTGGTACGGCAGGATCAACAGGATCAACAGGCAGTAATGGTAGTGGATCATCAGTAAGTTTCCCAGCTACCGCACCAACAAATGGATCATCTGGATCATCGGGTGGAGCTTCTGGTAAATCAATACAAGGTGTTAGTAATGTTACATCAAGT